CTGCTACAGATTCAGGCTTGGAAGCGACTTTTCGTTTAGCCAAAACATTTAGAGCTGATGATGCTCTTGAGGAAGCAGCCACCGGACTTCGTGATGGTTTTAGCGTGGGCGTAAAGATTAATGAATGGAAAAATGTGGAAGGCGTGTTACGCATCCAGTCAAGTTCCTTGCAAGAGGTCAGTTTGGTAACTGATCCAGCAATCGACAGCGCAAGAGTGGCTGAGGTCGCAGCAAGTCAAACACCAGAGAATTCCGAAGCAACCGCTGAGGAAACTACAACACAGGAGGACAAAGTGTCTGATACAACATCAGAAGCTCCTATCGCAACCGAAGCGGTAGAAGCATCACAAGCTCCAGTTGTAACTGCTCAATACATGGCATATACAAAGCCTCGTGTTGATACAAATGTTACAGCAGGACAATATCTAAACGCACAAATTAAAGCATTGGGTGGCGACAATGATGCTCGTGACCTACTTGCAGCATTACAGATTGCAACAGTTACTGAGAACACCGGAACTGTTCCACCAAATTATCTGCGTGATCTAATCGGCATAATTGATTCAAGCCGTCCATTTATCGATTCAATCGAGCGAGCACCACTACCAGCAACAGGAATGAAAATTTTCACACCTAAGTTGGGCGCACAAGCAACTGTTGCAGTAACTTCAGAAGGTTCAGAGTTTTCATCAACTGACACCGCTGTTACATTCCAAGAGGACACAATCGTCAAGTTCGCTGGAGCAAATGTTGTAAATGTTGAGTTGTTTGATCGTTCAGACCCAGCATTCGCAGAATTATTGGTTCGTGAGTTAGCTGCATCTTATGCACAAAAGACCGATCAATATGCTGCACAAATTGCATCACAGAATGCAAGTGCATCAACTGGCGCATCAATCTACGCATCAATCGTTGATGGAATTTCTGATTCCTATGGCGTAATGCGCTTTACACCTAACCGACTATTGGTTGCTCCTTCAGGTGGAACAAACGGAATTGACTTTGCTGGATTACTTGCAGCAACAGCTGATAGCCGTCCACTATTTGCAGCAGCAGCACCACAAAATGCTGCCGGCGTGATTACACAAGGATCAACAAACGGCACAGTTGCTGGACTTGATTTAGTTGTAAGCCCTAACTACACAGGTGATGATGCTAACGCCAAGCATGCTTTGGTTTATCCATCACAAGCAATGCGATTCCACGAGAGTGGCACAGTAGAACTTCGTGCCAATATCGTTGCAAACGGACGCATTGAAATTGGTATCTACGGATATGTTTGCGTAGTTAATCGCTACCCAACCGCATTCCGCAAGCTAGCAGTAGCCTAATTTAACTGAGTGCCTAGGGTTGCTCCCGATCCTAGGCATCCATTAATGGGAGTAAGGAGATGACATGCCAAGCATAATTACAGCCACCGAGTTGCGATCTATCCTTGGTGTGTCATCAGCCTTATATGATGATAATTATTTGAATGGCATTATAGACACAAGTGAAGGCATAATCCTTCCAATGTTAGTTACATTCAAAAGCCCAATCGAAAAAGTGTCGCTGACAGATAATGTCGCCACTTTCACTACACTAGGAATTCATGAATTCACCGAAGGACAATCAGTTGTCATCGCAGCATGCGGAACACCTTACAACGGAACAAGAATTGTGCTGGCAGACAATCTTGGACAATATACCTTTTCAGCATCGATCACTAATGCCGATCTACTCGAAGTTAATGTCATCCCATCCGGAACTGCTACCCTTTCTGGCGCATCAACTTATGTTGGAGTCCAGCCTGTTCGATCAGCAGTCTTTGCCGTTTCAGTCGAAGTCTTTCAATCAAGAATTGCAGCCGGAGGACAAATAGAAGGTGTTGATTTTAGCGCAACTCCTTTCCGTCTTGGCCGAAGTTTATTCAATAGATGCGTTGGTTTATTAGGTGCTTACATAGATGTTGAAAGCATGGCTCAATAAATGCCAGCATCAACAATTCTTTCATCAGTTCGCACACCATTAGCAACCGCTTTAGGAAGCGTTACTGGTAGCGTTTATAGTTATGTTCCAGAATCCGTTTATCCACCAGCAGTCGTTTTCGTGCCTTCATCGCCGTATCTTGAAATTGAAACAATTGGCAAGTCATCTGTTAGATGTAAAGTCAATATGACAATCACAGCCATAGTTGCTTACAACAGCAACCCAGCATCGTTGGACAATATGGAGCAATTAGTAATGAGTATTCTGGCAGTTATCCCATCGGGGTATGTTGTCGGATCAGTTGAACAACCAACAGTTCAACAAATCGGATCATCAACAATGTTGATTTCTGATATAAATGTATCAACCTATTACACACAGACAAACTAAGGAGCAAGATGCCTACGACAGTTATTACCGGTCGAGATATTACCTTCACCATTGGCGGTAATAATTTCGATGCTCAAGTTACAACCGCAACTTTAGAGTGCGAGAGAAATCGTGTTCGCTATGAAACTTTGGATGGAGCATCATTTAAGGTTATCGATGACAACTGGACATTCAATATCAGTATGCTTGCTGATTGGGGTGCTACTGGATCACTTTGTGAGATCCTTTGGGGAGTTGCTGAGAGCGCACCAAACACAGGCATTTCAACAGTATTCACAGCAGCAACAGGTGCAGCATTTACTTTCCAAATTCTGCCTAACTTTCCATCAGCCGGTGGAACAGCACCAGATGCACAAACTCTTGATTTGAGTTTCCAAGTTATTGGACAACCAGCAGAATCATTTAGTTAATAAGAAATCGGGAGCAAAATGAAACTAAATATAACAATTGAATACAACTCAGGCGAGCAAGCCACTTATGTAGCCCAACCGCCTGAGTGGGCAAAATGGGAAAAGCAGACAGGACACACCATTGGTCAAGCATCCGAAAAGTTGGGCGTTTGGGATCTTATGTTTCTTGCTTATCATGCACATAAGCGAGAACTTGGTGCAGCCAAACCCATCAAGCCAATGGATATTTGGATGGAAACTGTTGCCGATGTAATTGTCGGTGATGCAGACCCAAAAGCCACCCAGCAGGAAGCCTAAGTAGATTATTGGTTGAGTTGGCAATAGCCACACAAATACCAATGAGCGAATGGGTTGAAGCAGAGGACATTTTAACAGCGATCGAGATATTGGAGAAACGGAATGGCAACTAGCACCGAACCTCTAATAGTCTATGATAAAAGAGAATTAAATTCATTTGCCAAGGTAATTCGAAACATGGGTGATATTGCCGTTCAAGAAACCAAGCGCAGGGTTGGCGAACTGGCTCAAAAAGAATTAACAGAGATTCGCAGAATTGCTGCATCAAGAGGCAAGGTTGCTGATCGTATTGCCCAAGGCGGTAAAGTAAAAAAGTCATCCGTACTTGGTGAAATATCTTTTGGTTTTGCTTCTCAAAAGTTTTCAGGTGGAGCAACAACTCAATTCAATACTCGCAATGATACAAAAGGCAATCGACTTGGTATTGGTGCAGCACATGAGTTTGGTTCAAAGAATTATCCGCAATTCCCAAGATGGAGTGGGCCAATGCCTAAAGGTTCAGGATCAAGAGGATATTTCATTTATCCAACAATTAGATTCTTGCAACCAACTATAATTAAAGAATTTGAACAAATCATTTTGGATATAAGAAAAGAGTTTGCTGATGGCAGGTAATAGCAGAACTTTAACCCTTGCACTTGCAGCCGATATTGATGGCTTAAAAAAAGGCTTAGATGATGCAAATAAGGTTGTAAATAAATCAGCCGATCAAATTACGGATTTTGGCAAAAAGGCTGCTTTGGCTTTTGCAGCCGTTGGTGCAGCAGCGACAGCATTTGCAATTCAAGCCGTAAAAAATGCCGCTCAAGATGAGGCTGCTCAAAGAAAACTTGAGGAAACAATAAGGGCATCAACCAACGCCACAGTTGCTCAAACTAAAGCAGTTGCTAACTATATTGACCAAACTTCTATTGCTATTGGTGTAACTGATGATGAGTTGAGGCCGGCATTTGCCAGATTAGTCAGATCCACTAACGATGTTGAAAGAGCGCAAGAACTCCTNAACCTTGCTTTAGACATTACCGCTGCAACCGGCAAACCTTTAGAAGCGGTTTCCAATGCGTTAGGTAAAGCATACGATGGCAATGCAACTTCATTAGGTAGGTTGGGCTTAGGTCTAGATCAAAACATACTTAAATCAAAAGACTTTGATCTTATTTACCAAAACCTTACTAAGACCTTTGGAAATTTTGCAGAAAATGAAGCACAAACTACTGAGGCTCAATTCAGGCGAATTCAGATTGCGGTTGATGAAGCAAAAGAAAGTATTGGTGCTGCTTTACTACCTTTGGTTCAGCAACTTGCTGCTTTTATTTTATCTACTTTAGTGCCGGCCTTGAATCAATTTGTTGCCGGTTTAACCAAAACTGAATTGACTGCTGGTGAAGCAGCAACAGGAGCATACGAATTTGGGCAACAATTAAGATCAACTATTGAGTTTATCATTACAATAAAAGATGAAT